CTGAACCTGAAAATGTTTGCTTCTGAGTAAATNNATTTTGAGCATCCGTTTTCGCGGCGCTGGTTAATCCAAGATATGAAAGTAATCCGGCAACATCCTTTCCTGATAACGCTGTTAATGTGGCGTCTTCTTTTTGTTTATCATCAAACCATGCCTGTAAACCAATCCCTTTGTAAGCTGTATTGGCTGGAAGTGATACACCTCCCGTGAATTTCTGGTCGCCAGTAAATGTGTTGTTTTCGCTTGTTTTTGCTAAATCTACTAAACCAAGGTATTCGAGAAGCCCTGAAATGCTTTTCCCGCTGAGATTCGTCAGCGTTGCATCAAGTGGCTGTTTCCCCGCCAGCGCGTTCATCACAGTTGTCGCAAAGTTAGGATCATTCCCCAACGCAGCCGCCAGTTCATTCAGTGTGTCCAGCGCCTCCGGCGACGAACCAACCAGCCCCGCAACAGCAGATTTCACAAACGCGGTAGTGGCAATCTGCGTATTGTTCACAGTCTGCGCCGCAGTCGGAGCCGTTGGCGTTCCGGTCAGGGCCGGGCTTGCCAGCGGTGCTTTCAGTGCCAGCGCATTATTAATAGTGGTACTGAAATTCGGATCATTATTGATAGCTGCTGCAATTTCTTTTAGCGTATCCAGCGTTGCCGGTGCGCCACCAATCAGGGCAAGAATAGCAGCCTGCACAAAGGCCGTGTTTGCAATCTGCACGGAATTATTGCCTGCCGCCGCCGTCGGCGCTTTTGGCGTGCCGGTGAGTGTCGGACTGTCTTTTGGTGCATACTGCGAATGAGGATCAACAGCAGCAAGATGCTTTGCCATCAGGTCATCCACATACACCTTAAGTTCCAGCACCTTGTCATCCACATATTTGCGGGTTGCCAGAACCACAGCGGGGTCAATTTTTAGGGTGATGTTATCGGTGCTGCTGGTAATCAGTACCATTCGCACGGTCTGCGTGCGTCCGCTGCCCTCTGCCAGCTTCGGCTTGTAACTTTCGGGGCAGTTTCCCACAGCAATCAGCGCACCTGTTTCATCAAAAAGGCCGACTTCACGAATCCACCACCCGCCCTCGTTTTCCGGGATCACCTGCTCAGCAATAATCTGGCTGCTGTTCTGTGGGTCGATGTACAGCATATTCAGCGCTGCGCGGCGTTCCTCAGCAACTAACGCGGTCTGTTGCGCGTTGGGTGTGGGCAGCACACCGCCACCGCTGCCCACCGCCATATGGGTAATTTTTAGTGGGACACCGAGCGCGGCGGCGCTTGCCAGTTTCGCCGCGCCGATATCCGTCAGCAGGGTATAAAATTTTGCGCTCATGGGTTCACTCTCATCGTGTCAATAACATGGACCGCGCCGCCCTCATAAGCGGTGCCGCAGGAAATAATGGTTTCGTTTATATACGGGTAGATCGTGATTTCTTCGCCGGTATAAGTGGCTGCACCCACAAAATACGGGCCGCCTGTCTGCAGGTTGATGGACATGCCAACCAGATGACGGCTGCACGGTTTGGCATCACCGATCAGACGCTCCAGCTCCAGATAGGTTTCTTCTGTTATGCCCTGGTCCTGCACGCCAATATCCAGACGGAACGTCCCTGGTGTTTCGCCAGTCTGCCACCACTCAATGATGCGGATCAGAAAGCCGAACGGCTCCACCACACGCCGCACGGCGCTGGTTGTCCCCTTGTGCTGATGGATATAAAACGCGTCCTGCACAACGCGGCGCTTGACGCTTTCTGTCCAGCTTTCATCCCAGCGGTCAACAGAAAACGCCCAGGCCAGATAGGGCAGGAATCTGATCGGACAGGTTGCCGGATTCCACAAATCACGCAGCGATACCTGCAGATCGGAAATCCCGCTGCAGGTCTGCGCCAGTCGGCGCTCAAGCGGCGATGAACCGGGCGGCAGCAGGCTATTCATCCGTGCCCCCGTTGGTGACGCTCCATTCCTTACAGGACGCCGCCTGCGTCTTATCCAGCACCACATCAGCCAGCGGGGACGCCAGCTCCACACGCTGGACGCCCTCCACGTGCAGCGCGGCATAAATGGCGCTACGGCGGATATCACGGCCCAGCCGCGTCTGGCTGGCGATGTACTTCTGCAGGCTGGCTTTTGCTGCCGCCATCACCGGCTCAGCTTCCGGCCCCGGATAAAGAAAAATCGTTGCATCCACGCTGTACGGGATTATTTCGGCGCTGCGCACCGTCAGGCGGTCTGCCACCGGGCGCACGTTCTCGCTGTTAAGCGCCTGCTCCACCACCGCCAGCAGATCAGCCCCTGCCGTACCGTCACCCTCACGACTCAGCACGGTCAGCACCACCTCCGCCGGTGCCGGACTGGTTGCGCTGGCGTCTGCCACCCGCCCGTCCGCGCTTTTAGCGTGAAACTCGTAGGCCGCCGTCGGTCCCGCAACGGACAATCCCTCAAACGCAGCCGGAACACGCAGGCGCAACGCCTCATCGCTTTCCATGACGGCAGCAACCGGGGGCACCGCGTCGTTATCGGCAGGCGTTACCGTCAGACGTTTCACGTTGTAGTTAGCTGCCAGCTGATCGAGATCGCCGCCGATGGCATACGCCACCATAACCGCCTGCGCGGCCTCGTTGATACGCTGGCGCAAAAGGATTTCGCGGTAGGTGCTTTCCTGCAGCTGCTTGGTGACGGGTTCAGATTCCAGTGCCAGCGTGCGCCGTACCGCGTCCTGCTCAACCGCCGGATAAAGGGCCACAAATGCGGCCTTGCGCTCAGCCAGCAGCGTCTCAAAATCCGGCACGTCCACTATCTGCGGCGCGGGCAACTGGGAAAGGTCAATCACTGCCATTGTCTGCTCCTGTTGATACCGAAAGGGAAACCGGCGCGCCGTTGTTGCGCTGCCCGGTAAGCTCAACCACCATGGAGCCGTCAAAGCTGCTGCTGATGGTGATGGAATCCAGCGTAAGCCGTGGCTCCCAGCGACTCAGGGCCACATAGACCGCAGACATGACCTGCAGGCGTAGCGCCGGGTTCTGCGGCTGGTCAATCAGGGCAGACAGCAGGGAACCATATTCCCGGCGGGCGATCCGGCTGCCCTGAGGAGTCAGTAGAATATCCCGCACTGACTGGCGGAGATGGTCCGTATCAGTAATGGCCTTGCCGTTGCCCTGGCTCATGCCGATATACAGCGTCATACCGGACCTCCTGACGTATCGCCGCCTGACTTCACGCCGGTGTGACCGTGTTTATCCACCACGATCCCGTTTGAACTCATCGCGCCACCGCCCTGGGTGACGCCGCCATTGATCACCACCTCGCTGTTAATGTGCGTGGAGTCAGCCTCCACCACAAACTCACCGGTTTTTAGGGTGATATTTTCCGCCGCCTCGATCACCATGGATTTGATACCCCGGACATGCCACCGCCCGGTGGCGGGTTCATACTCAAACCAGCCCCCGTCCGGGTACTCCGTCACGCAGCCGTCCACGGAATCCGACGGCGGCGCAAACTGATTGGAGTAGATGGCAGGCAACGCAAAAGCAGTTTCCAGATTGCCGCCCATGCTCAGAACAACCACCTGCTCATCCGGCGACGGGCACCACCATGTACGGGCCCCACCGGCACGCAGCGTCAGCCAGTTAATCCAGTTGGTTTCAAGCTCGCCCACTCTCACCCGACACAGCCAGTTTTCCCGGTCCACTTCGGTCACGGTGCCGGTGCGGATCAGATTGGTGATAAGGCGCATAATTTCGGTCAGTTGTGCATTCATAACGAAAGGTTGCCATCAGAGGGAAAAGGGAGGCAGTTCGGGCGCTTGTACCAGCGGTGGCACAAAGATCACCCCGCCAGCCAGCGCAGCAGGGTGTCACGGGTGACGGTTTCCACTTCTTCATTCACGCCCAGCAGGCGGCGCTCTGCGTAGCGAACCTCCGGGCCTTTTCGGCTGACGCGATCCCGCAGGCCGTAATGGTGAACACGGGCAATGCGCTGCACCTTGCCATCAAACTGCACGCTGGCGGAATCCGCACTGGCGGTGGTTTTCAGGTATTTTGTGGTGCGAAGCTTTGCAAACATCTGGCGTTTGATGCGTCCCTTCTTGCTGCGGGCTGTCACCCGGCGCGGCTCATAGCCGCTGCCGTCAGGATTACGCTGCAGCCTGATGTTCTGCTGCTGCGTCCGGCGCAACTGTTGCGCCAGTTGCCGCATCATACGGCTGCGCGCGGCAGGCTCCAGATTCACCAGTAGCGCCGTCAGCCAGTCATCCACCCTCTGCAGTTCATCCACGTTTCACCGTCCACATTTCTTCGGGTTCGTCCGGCTCCGGCACCGCTTCAACGCTTGACACGCTGCCGTTAGTGCTGACCAGCACGCGCTCCGTCAGTTGCAGGTTCAGGCTGATATCGCACACATCGTTGCGCAGAATATCCACTTCAAAGGTGAACAGTTTTTCGCGCAGCTCCGGGTTATTGATAGCATCCGGCTGGTTGTCACTTAGCCACAGCAGCACAGGAGCCATCAGCAGATTCTGGTCGCCGCTGAAATCCTCGATCACCACGTTCAGGGTGTAGCGGTATTCCCATGACATAGAGCTGGCACCGGTTGCCGCCAGTGAGCCGTTATCAACGAAAAGGTGCAGCTTGTCCGGGTTGTCGCGGACATAAGCAACCGCTTTATTCAGGGCGCTGCGTAAGGACTGCGGTTTGTTCACTGTCTCGCTCCTGACACGCAATAATCGTGTCCACTTTGTCAGCGCAGACCGCCCAGGCGGCCTCGGTTTCATCCAGCACCGCGTTCAGATCGCCGTTACTGCGCGGCGCTGACCTTTCCAGACGGCACTGCGTCACTCTGGGACAGCCACTCACGGTAAGCTGCACCTCCGGCGAGGGCCGGACGCTCCCGCAGCCGGATAATGTCAGCAGGCAAAGGAGTATCAGCCCAGCGGCGCAAATCCTCATTTTCACGTTTCAGTTCCTCGATCCGGTGCTGGCGGCTGCGCAGAAGTGCGGTGGTCTGTTCCGCTGCCGCATAAAGCCGCGCCTGCTCCCGGCTGTTGGTTTCGGTCAGAATGGACAGGCCGATCAGCTGGCTGTTTTTCTTCGTCAGCTCCTGCGTTTTGCTTTTCAGCGCCGCGCCCTGCGTTTCGATGGTGTGGCTGGCATTGTTAAGCCGCCATGACTGCCAGCCCAGCGCCGCAAGTACCAGCGCCAGCACTACCGCCAGCGCACGCATCAGGCCGCCATCGGCTCATGAAGCTGCGCGCGGGCAATCTGATACAAAACCAGCGTCAGCAGATAAAACACCAGGGTGATCACCCATCCAGAAAACGCCAGACACAGAACAATAAGCAGTCTGATTACCCATGTACGCACGGGTTTTACGGGGTGCGCCCTGAATTTCAGCAATGCCGCCCTGACCTCATCGCGCGCCCGATCTCCGGCGAACCACCCGACAGCGCACAGCGCAGCAAGCAGCCAGGCGAGGAAGCATGACACCCAGACAGACGCACCAACCAGAACCGGCGCACCGCTGCGCGGATAGAGCAGGCTGATAACCAACAGCGCAGCCCATGCCAGCTGGAAAAAAACGCTCATGACTTTCTTTTTCATTCCGTTATGCCCCTTTTAAGCACCAGGCCATTTCCCGCGCGCGGCGGTTGTCCAGCCCCTGATTAAACACACCTTTGACATATACCCAGCGCGGCAGTTGATGGCAGGCATCCGCCCAGCGCCGCTGGTTCAGCAACTTAACCAGCGTGGAGCTGCAGGCGTTGCCGGTGCCCACGTTGAAAGCAAACGACACCACCGCGTCGTAGACCTTTTGCGGCACCGGCTGCACCACACACTTTTCCAGCGCCCGCTCCACGCGCAGCACGTTGGTGATAAGTCCCTGCGCCGCCTGCCGCTCCGTGATGGTTTTCCCCGGCACCACACCGGAAGTATTGCCGATCCCGTCAGTCCACACGCCCGCACTGCACTGATACGGCTGCAGGCGGCATCCCTCGTAATCGGCAATCAGTTTCAGCCCCTCGACGGAGGTATGAAGCGACTGGAAACCGGGCAGCGTGGCGGCGATAGCCAGCACCGCCCCGACAAGGCAGCGCTTAACGATTGAAGGATTCATATTCCCCCCGCGAAATTTTGCCGCCACGTAACAATTTGAAAGACTGGTGTTTGTAGTACCAGTTGATAGCCAGCATCATCACACCAATCAGTACGCCACCAACCGTTGACGCATCCTTGAGCGACAGATCGCCCAGCCATGCCAGCAGCACGGCGATGCAGTAAGTGATAAAGGCGCTGATTCGTTCAAGCGTCATAATTCAGTCCCATAGCTGGACGGTCTGCGCCGTGGTTGACGCCGTAATGTCCGGCAGCTCCACCTGCAGCCCGTGCGGTAAAAATGGGCCGTACTCAGCCAGCCCCGGATTTGCCTGCAGAACCTGCTCAGTGACACCCTGCGTGCGCCCGTAATGACGCCAGCAAAGCGCGTCCACCGTGTCATACTGATGCGCACGCACTTTCATCAGATAAGCTCCACCGTACAGTGCGGTGCATCCTGCACCCGGCTGATAGCCCATCGGGCATCACGCCACAGATCGCCGCTGGCCTCCGACAGCTCCTCCCCTCGCTTCACGCCGGACGCCGTGGCGTCATAGTCCTGATAACGCTCATTGAGCACGGCGCGCGCCCAGCAAAAAACGGCGTTGTGGTAGTGCCGGATACGCTCGCTTTTGCCGTCCAGCATTTCTGCAGGAACCTCAGCAAGTGTCCGCCAGCCCAGCATCTGCTGACGGTTGCGGAAGTCGAACAGCTCAGCGTTAACCTCAGAAATTGCCGTCAGCACGACCTGCTTTAAACGCGGCTGCGTCACCGTGCCGTCAGTGCGCATCACACTGCGAAATTCCGACAGATCCACATCAGGCCAGAACGGCGTATTTTTGATGACCTCCGCCTGTTCCGGTGCCTGTTCGGGCGCAACAAACTTCATGCGGCTTTCTCCTGAATAAGTGGGCGGTGGACGGAATTTTGATGTGGCAGTGCCTTTCGCCATCCCGTGCCGCCCGTGCGCGGGGCACGTTCGTTAGCGGCTGTCATTGCGCAGTCTGCGCTCCAGCTGCTGCTTTTCTTTTTTCACACCGCAGCGGGGATCAAGCTGCAGCGCATGGTTAAGGTGATTCAGGGCAGACGCCGGGTTGCTTTCGCTCAGTACAGCACCGATGGCTTTATGCAGGCGCGCCCGCGACTGGTCCGGCATATCCAGATCGGTGGTCAGGTCCAGCGTCTGCAGAAGCAGATCGGCATCAAAACCGGCAGCGGCAAGCAGAGCGCTTTGCGCCGCATCTGCCATTTCTTCTGCCAGCACGGTCTGCACGTTACGGTTGCCCAGAGGCATCACCCAGCCATGGCGCAGCGCATGACGTCCGATTTCGAGCGCACCGGCATAATCACCGGCGTCGATACGCCACAGCATCACGTACATCAGCACGTCATCCTGCTGCGCACCTCCGGCAGCCAGCACCCCCTCCGCCCAGGCGGAATATTTCGGCAGCAGTTCCACCTTGATTTCCGCCTTTTTCACCGTGGACTGGACGCCCTTGAGGCGGCGGCGGTCTTCTGCCAGCTGCAGCAGCATCAGGTCATAGCCCGACGCATGGCGAACACTGCCGCCCTCACGGGCGGCCTGTTCAGCCTGAATGCGCAGGCGGTGCTGCCGTGCGGGACTCAGGCTCATGCGTTATTCCCCACTTTCCGGTGCGGCAGGCGCGCTGAAATCACCGATTTCGATGTTTTCTACCAGCGCCGCGCAGCGGTAGTCCTCGACCACATACGCCTCGTTGACGGATTCAAAGTTTTCAATCCGGTCGCGTTTCGGGTTGTCGATAACTGAACGGCGGCGGGTGTCTTCCTGCCAGTAGATGGACAGGTTATCCAGACGGGTGATCAGCAGGGCATTTGCCGGGAAGAAAGGCGCGCGCACAGCCTGCAGGCCGCCCATGCGTTTCTGGCTGATGATCAGATCGGCGGCGATTTTCTCGCTGTTGTCCTGCTCTTTGTTGACCAGCGGGAAATACTTGTCAGACAGCAGTTCACGTCCGCAGACAACAACCAGCTCGTCATCATCCTGATACTCCACATCGATCAGCTCGTTGACGGTATCCATCACCACCGCGTCAAGATTTACATACTTACCACCCGGACCTACTTTTACTGGTTCTGCAGTAGTGGTGCCGTCTTCTGCGGTTTTGCTGCCCATGACGTGATCCGGCGCGTCTTCGCGGATTTTCTGCAGCCATCCTTTATTGACGTCCTGCAGCAGCGGGTTTTCAGCACGGTTGGAGGTTTTGGCGCGCTTCACGCCGTTAAAGCCGATCATGATGCGGTCCAGCGCCTGACGCTTGACGATGGCGTTGCGAATACGCACCTGGAAGTCCTGGAATTTCGCCCACAGGTCCAGTTTTGCGTAGGTCAGTACCGTATCAAAGTTGGTCTGCTCGCATTTGTATTCCACGTCTTCCATCAGCGTCGGATCGGTAGGCTCGCGCTCTTTGGTGGTGGTATCGGTGGTTCCGGCAATGGTGCTGCCAACGCCCAGCCCCAGCAACTGACCGGACTGCTCAGTGACCGGCGTGATGTTAATCAGCGTCAGGAAAGCGGCTGACTGCTGGATCTGGTCTTCCAGCGTCTGCTGCACGGACGGCTCCACGGTAAACTTGCTGGACAGTTCTTCAACTTCCACACCGTTCAGGCGCGCCAGTTGCTGCAGGTAAGCGTTAAAGGCAAAGCGGGTTTTCTTTTTCATCGGGTTTTATGCTCCATCAGCAATTGGTCAGGGTGCCTGCCGGTGCGTCACCGCCCGGCGCGCGCTGGCGGTAATCTTTGCGGCTGTCTTCACGGCTCAGCTGCTGCTGTAATTCGGCAAAGGCGGTCTGCTGCTCCTGCAGGGAGGACTCCAGCTCAGAAAGGCGCTGGTCCTGATCGGACAGGGATTTATCAGTGCGCTCGCTCAGGATCTGCTGCTCAGTAGCGACCAGCTCCACGGCTTTATGCACATCAGAGAATCGCGCATCGTCGGTCTGCTCTTTTTTGGTGAACAGCGCGGTGACGCGGGCAAAGAGGGACGGCTTTTCGTCCTGGGCTTCTTCCAGTTCAATCAGCGTTTCAACCGCTTCCGAAAACAGGTTTTCAGGGTTCAGCTTACGGTTTGCCAGCGGGTTATGTGCTGCACTGGCGCTGAAAGCCAGCATTTCGGTGCCCAGGCTCGCAGGATCGTCCGTCGCACCCAGCCCCACAAGATAGGCTTTGCCGGTGTCGGCAAACTTCGTGCTGACCTCCATGGAGGTGAAAAGCTTCTGGCCTTTTTTCACCAGTTCCACCAGGGCGTCAGTGGGTTCGATATCGGCATAAAGTGCCATCTTGCCCGCCAGCGGGCCGTCCTGGATTTCTTCTGCAACCAGCCCCGTTACCCTGCCATAGCGGTTAAAAGTGCTCTCCGGCAGATAAGACTTGATGTGCTCAAGGTTAATCAGCGCGGTATAGACCGTCGGGTTGTAGCTGGCAGCCATCTGTACCAGCCATTCACGCTGGATCTCGCGCCCGTCAGTGGTGGCACCTTCCACCCCGATACGGAAACGCTTTGCTTTCACTGTCATGAGCCATGCTCCGTTAGAAATAACTTACTGGAGCCTTATGTTTGCGGTGATGGGGGGAGTGAGACAACGCGCTGTATTTGTACGGTAAACCACACAAAACGCAGCCGGGGAAAGCCGCCATACAAGGCCGTATGTTTGGGCCATGAACACGACACTGACCCCCGCAGACCTCGATCCCCGTCGGCAGGCCATGCTGCTGTACTTTCAGGGATACCGCGTAGCCCGCATTGCTGAAATGCTGGGCGAAAAAGTTGCAACCGTTCACAGCTGGAAAAAACGCGACAAGTGGGGCGACTATGGGCCGCTGGATCAAATGCAGCTCACCACCGCCGCACGTTACTGCCAGCTCATCATGAAGGAGCAGAAAGAAGGGAAAGACTTCAAGGAAATTGACCTGCTGGCGCGCCAGTCAGAGCGTCACGCCCGGATCGGAAAATTTAACGACGGCGGGAACGAAGCAGATTTAAACCCGAAAGTAGCCAACCGTAACAAAGGTCCGCGCAGGCAGCCGGAAAAGAACGTTTTCACCGACGAACAGATCGAAAAGCTGGAAGAAGTCTTCCACGCCTCTATGTTCGACTATCAGCGTCACTGGTTTGAAGCAGGAAAAACAAACCGCATCCGTAATCTGCTCAAGTCGCGCCAGATTGGCGCCACGTTTTATTTTGCCCGTGAAGCATTGATTGACGCCCTGCTAACCGGACGCAACCAGATTTTCCTTTCTGCCAGTAAGGCACAGGCGCACGTCTTTAAGCAGTACATCATCGACTTTGCCAAAGAAGTTGAGGTGGAGCTGAAAGGCGATCCTATGGTGCTACCTAATGGCGCAGCATTGTACTTTCTCGGCACCAACGCCCGTACGGCGCAGAGCTACCACGGCAACCTGTACCTTGATGAATATTTCTGGATACCGAAATTCCAGGAACTGCGCAAAGTTGCCTCCGGGATGGCCATTCACAAGAAATGGCGACAAACCTACTTTTCCACGCCGTCCAGCCTGACCCACAGTGCCTATCCGTTCTGGTCCGGTGCGCTGTTTAACCGGGGCCGCGCCAAATCGGACAAGGTGGATATTGACCTGACCCACAGCAACCTTGCGCGTGGCCTGCTCTGCCCTGACGGACAGTACCGCCAGATCGTCACCGTGGAGGATGCGGTGCGCGGCGGCTGTAATCTGTTCGACCTAGACCAGCTGCGCATGGAGTACAGCCCGGACGAATACCAGAACCTGCTGATGTGCGAATTTATTGACGATCTGGCGTCAGTATTCCCGCTCAGCGAACTGCAGGCGTGCATGGTGGACAGCTGGGAAGTCTGGACCGATTTTCAGGCTCTGGCGCTGCGCCCGTTTGGCTGGCGCGAAGTCTGGATCGGATACGACCCGGCGAAAGGCACGCAGAACGGTGACAGCGCCGGGTGCGTGGTGGTGGCACCGCCAACCGTGCCGGGCGGCAAGTTCCGCATTCTGGAGCGACACCAGTGGCGCGGGATGGACTTCCGCGCCCAGGCTGACGCCATTAAAAAACTGACGCAGCAGTACAACGTGACCTATATCGGTATCGACTCGACCGGCGTCGGTCACGGTGTCTACGAGAACGTGAAAGCGTTCTTTCCTGCCGTGCGGGAGTTTGTCTACAACCCCAACGTCAAAAACGCCCTGGTGCTCAAGGCCTACGACATCATCAGCCACCGCCGTCTGGAGTTTGACGCCGGACACACTGACATTGCGCAGTCCTTTATGGCTATCCGCCGGGCCACCACCGCCAGCGGCAACCGACCTACCTACGAAGCCAGCCGCAGCGAAGAAGCCAGCCACGCAGATTTGGCCTGGGCAACGATGCACGCACTGTTTAACGAACCGCTGCAGGGCGAAGCCGCCAATACCAGCAATATTGTGGAGATTTTTTGATGAGTGAACCCGAAGCCTTAACCAGCTCAACGCCAACAGAAGCGACGGCGCCTAAAAACGCAGGCGTAACTGCCGAGGCTTTCAGCTTTGGTGACCCGATCCCGGTGCTGGATCGCCGCGAGCTGCTGGACTATGTGGAATGCGTACAGATGGACAGATGGTATGAGCCGCCAGTAAGCTTTGACGGACTGGCGCGTACCTACCGCGCCGCCGTGCATCACAGCTCACCTATTGCCGTTAAGCGTGACATTCTCAGCAGTACCTACATCCCGCACCGTCTGCTCAGCCAGCAGGCTTTTGCCCGTTTCGTCCAGGACTATCTGGTGTTCGGTAACGCCTATCTGGAAAAGCGCACCAACCGGCTCGGCGGCGTTCTCTCACTGGAGCCAGCACTGGCGAAGTACACACGGCGAGGCGTGGACCTCGACACCTACTGGTTTGTGCAGTACGGCCTGACCACGCAGCCCTATGAATTTACACAGGGCAACATCTTTCATCTGCTGGAACCGGATATTAACCAGGAGATTTACGGGCTGCCCGGCTATCTCTCCGCCATTCCGTCAACCCTGCTCAACGAGTCCGCAACGCTGTTCCGCCGGAAATATTACATCAACGGCAGCCACGCGGGTTTCATCATGTACATGACCGACGCAGCACAGAACCAGGAGGATGTGAACAATATCCGCCAGGCAATGAAAAGCGCCAAAGGACCGGGTAACTTCCGCAACCTGTTTATGTATTCACCCAACGGTAAAAAGGACGGCATCCAGATCATCCCGTTATCGGAGGTTGCTGCAAAGGATGAGTTTCTGAACATCAAGAACGTCAGCCGCGATGACATGATGGCAGCGCACCGCGTACCGCCGCAGATGATGGGTATTATTCCCAACAATACCGGCGGCTTTGGTGATGTGGAAAAGGCCAGCCGTGTCTTTGTTCGCAACGAGCTGATGCCGCTGCAGAAGCGACTGCAGGAGCTTAACGACTGGCTGGGCGAAGAAGTGATCCGCTTTGAGCCTTACGACCTGGGTTTAAAAAGCAAGCGCAACTAACCTACTTCAACACCACTTCAAAGAGATGCCCCTTCACAGCGCCCCAGCAGCATTCTGCGGGGCGCTTCTTTTTTGCTGCGCTCCCTTTCCCTTAGAGATTGAATCCGCCAGCGTGCCTGATATTGTGCCGGATTTTCACCATTTCACCCCATTGCGCGCGCTCGTATCCCCGCCACGCCTGCCCGCTTTATGTAGCGGTTTTCATGCTCCTGCATGACATAAGCAAAAGCCCGCCAGTTCTGGCTGGCCTCAGCAAAAACGATCCTCAAACGATCATGCGGATTCATGCGGCATAGGCATGCAGTGGATGCCGTTTAGAAAAAAATACACGAGATGCCATACCTCTTAACACCTCCCTCTTTATAAACAACCTGTTATGACATATTTTAATTCCATCAAAAATTAAATATGTAGATTACAGAACCTACTCATTATAAAAATCAGGAGCACGAAAGATGCCTGTTCATAAATTCTCTGGAGCGTTTTTCAAAGATATGCAGGTGGAATGGCCCTGCCCAGAGTGCGGTCAGAAAACCCTGCAGATCATCACAGAAAGTTTCGTCATTCATGATACGCATGATACCAACAAACACAGCAGTGAAGATTGGTTCGAACCAGAAATGGATCGCTCAATTTTTAGCTGTATGGCCCGCTGTTCAAGAAGACAATGTGGTGAAGTTGTGGCCTGTTCTGGAGATAGTGGATGGGAGCGACAAGGTTGGGATGACGGTACATCTGATGATGGTTATTACAAGTGGTATCATCCTAAGACCTTCTTTCCATCATTACACCCTTTCGAACTTCCAGCCAAGTGTCCTGAGGAAATCGCCGAACCACTCCAAGCTTCGTTTTCGATTTTTCTTATGCAACCAAGTGCAGCCGCAAATCTCATTAGAATCTCAGTAGAAAGGATGCTAACAGCTATGGGGGTGGCAGAACTCAAAGAAAGTGGCTGGCGCATTGGCTTAAAAGAACGACTTGAAAAAATCCCGCCATTGTATAAATCATTTTATGAGCACCTTATGGCAATAAAATTTTTAGGCGATGCTGGGAGCCATAATTACGATAAAGTTAAAATCAAGGATATTGAAGATGCTTTTGAGATTATGGATTACGTTGTAAATGACTTGTTTTCTGGGCGGAAGGAATCGATTGAAATTCTGACAAAGAGATTAAG